GGCAGATGAAGCAATGGGTGTGGCAGGATCAGCTATGCGTGGTGCTGCAATAGGTGCTGGTATTGGTTCTTTTGCGGGACCAGTTGGAACTGCGGTTGGTGGTGCAGTTGGTGCTGTGGTTGGGGAAGGGGCAGAGGTTACGAAATTAGCGATTAATACCAAAAAAGAAATAGCTGATATTTCAAAAGACATTGCAGAAACAAATACTCATCAGAGAGCCTTAAGTGATAACCTAAACAAGCAACTGATTAGTCAGGTTGACAATATGTCATCAAGCGATGATAAAATTGCAGAACTTAATCGTGCTTTGGAGGCAAAGAAAACTTTACGTCAAGCTTATATGACAGATCTAGAAACCGCAAAGAAAGCGAAATATGGCTGGTATAATCCTGTAAGCTGGTTTGGTGGTAATACTGCTACTAATACTGCTGCCGAGCAAGCACAGAAAGGTATAGATCAATTAAACGAGCAAATTGCTGGTTTAGAAGTTAAAACTAAAACTTTACAAGAACAAAAAGTCACGGTAGCAAAATCTGAAGAGGCAAAGGCTATTATGACTTCCAGAATACCTGATGCAGATACAGTAAAAGCTAAGTTATTTGAGAAGCGGGGTAAAATTGAAGGTCAGAACATGGGCAAGTTAGAACATTTGAATGCCAATCAAGTTTCTATATTAATACAAATTAGGGATGGTATTAGTGCTTTGGTATCAAATATTCAATCTACACCTTCATTTGGTGGAGACTACCCAGATATTTCTAACGAAACCATTCCCCGTCATGGGATGACCGAATCCCCAACTTTTGTTAGTACTTTAAGTCAACATCCTGTTGTTGGTCTACAAACATAATAAAGAGGAATTATGAAAGCAACATTACCTGGAGGAAGGGTTAATACACTCCCTGATTGTAGCATTGATATTCCAGATTACGAATTTGGTCCAGTGCTTTTTCAGTCGCTACCAGAAATCGAAGACACTAAGGAATCTAATTATGAAGCTAGTGACGTTATAGGTAGAACACAACCATTTGTAACTTATAGGAACTCCGGTTTCAGAAAAATTAATATGACCATGCATTACTATGTAACAGATCAAAATGATATTAGTATGATTTGGAGTTTTATTCGTGCATTACAAAGCGTAGTATATCCTGGTCCAGGTGATCAAAGTGTTCCTTATACTCCACCAGCAATTTGTCAACTGTCATGTGGTAATATATTCAATGATATTAATGATAGAAATTATATTTGTGCAGTTTGTACAAATGTTGGCGTAAGATACCCAGTAGACTATGTTTGGGATGAGACTACTTATTTACCATATAGGGTGGATATTACAACTTCCTGGTATGCTGTGTACAGTCCAGATGAGCTACCTGGTTCTGATATGATATTAGACTTAGCCTAAGAGAGGTAACATGAACTTAAATACTAATGTGATACAATATTTGAATGTTAATCCAGTTTCTAGTTTTCTAGTTTCTGTTTCAAGCAGATACGCTGGTAGTCAGGTAATTTATTATGGAGTTAACAATTATATGACATTTAGTACATATACTAGGACTACTTATACACCATCTCAAAAGGATAAATATGCTGTTATTCCTCCAGGAATGGAATATAGGCCAGATAAGGTTTCCCAACAATCATATGGTGTACCTGATTTTTGGTATAGAATTATGGAAGCAAATAATATGAGTGACATTATGCAATTCAAATCTGGAACAAATATTGTAATACCAGCCTCACCAATGTAGGAGATTTATGGCAAATAATTGTCTAGTCGGTTGTATTGGTGAAAATCAATGTATAGGAGGTTCCAATGGAGGTATTTTATATCCTTTTGCTGTTGCTGCTCCTTTTATTGAAGTTACTTTTGGGGCAGGAAATAATACACTTACAGTTGGAAATCAATCAGATCCAGAAAATAATAATAATGCATGTATTATTGGTCTGAACATCTCAACAAGTAATGGAATGAATGCAAAAATAGAAGTAGTTGATCAAGAAGGTGGTCAATTTTATAATTTTTTCGATAGTTTAATTAAGCATATAAATTCAACAGAGCCTAGTATATGCTTAATAGATTATGGATGGATTGGAAGTGATTGTGATAATAATCCTATAAAAAGGACGATGGCTAGTGTGAGTGGTTCAAGAACAGAAGGACAGATAATAGAAATGAACGTAACAAAAAGCAGTGGCTTGTATAGTTATGAAATTAATTGTGGTAGTCTTATGACTATCGCTCAGGCAGGAAAAACTCAGAAAACTTATGGGTTTGATGGTGTAAGTAAATATAAACTAGATCTAGCAATTACTCAGTATTGTCAAGATCCTGAACAACCACCTGTTTTTAAACAAGTAAATTTTTGGAGAAAACAAAAAGGTGGAGGTACACAAACCTGGGAATTTAAAGCAATACATGATGTACCACAAGGCCCTTGGCGAACAAATAATCAAGGTAAGTTAGAAACCATTCTGGAATGGATACAAGACTGGGCAACAGATCAAGGTAAGGGAATGGTTTTAAGTATTGATGAAAGAGAAGGAAAAAGAAGTCTGATTCTTTGGGAAGATCCACATACTCCGTGTCAAAATGATAATGAATGTGCTGGTGATCGACTTGGGACTTTTATTGTAAACGGAGGAAATTGTTCAAATGTTCTGGAGTTCAATCCAACAATAAACTGGTCTAGTGCATGGGCATCCAAAACCATTGGTGGCGAACAAGGTGGGCCAACAGCAGCAGTCGGTGTTCCTCTTAAAGACAATTTCCCAAATAATCCAAATGGGTGCAATCAAGGCGAGTATAAACAAGAAGGGAAAACTGGTAACATTTTACTGAACAACAATCTTACCACTAACACAGGTGAACAAGCACTTAAAATAGCAGCGGCAAATAGAAATGCTAATGAATTGGCTAATTCTAAGTTTCAAGTAGCATCATCACTAGGTGGAATGATGACAGCAATAGAAGCTGATCTTAAAATAATAGGCACAGTAGAAATGGGTTTTACCCACATTTACGATAACTTATTCGGATATTGTTCAATTATTGTTATTAATCCTTTTTACTTGAGTCGTGGTGGAACAGATAGTTGTCCTAAGTGGATATATGGGCAATCCTGTAATACAGTATTAACTGATACAAACTGGCAGCTGCAACAAATTACTCATGATATTAGAGGTGGCAAGTTTGAAACGACTTTGCATGTATATCTAGCTTCTGGAATTTATGCGTCAGAAGAGAATTAAATATTGGTGATAATGAAGTACAGGTTAGATTATATTTAAGAGGTAATATGGCAAAAAGAAAACGTTCCTTAATGGAACAAATAAAAATCATGTCAGCAAAAATTAAAGTCTTAGAAGACAGAGCTAAAGAAACTTATCAAGTATTAAAGAAGACTGTTTTAACCGAAGCAAACAAAAGGAAGAAATATGCACCTCAACAACACATGTACTTCGGCTTATATTTAGCATTGTGTGTATCAACGGAGGACCCATTAAAACAAAATAGAGTTAGATTTTTTAGTCCATTATTAAATGATCCACCTGGACCAGATGGAAGTGGTGGTACACAAATCGAGCAATTAGACTGGGCATGGCCCGTATCAAGTATGGGTGGTTTTGATGATTGCGGATTGAATTGGGTACCACCTGCTGGATCATTATTGGTAATTGCTTTTGAACGTGGTAGCAGATCTACGCCGTACTATCTAGGAACTACATGGACGCGAGATCGTGGTACTGGAGTTGTGCAGGCAGATTATCAAGATGTTGGCCAATTTAATTTTGGTTATCATGTTACTGAATTTTATGACCTATATGCAGGTCACAGAAGAGGTTATTTATTTGGACCAAATGATGATTCTCAAGTATTGCCTCCTTGGAACACTGAAAGCATGAATGGCACAGACATTAATTTGAAAGAAGGCATATCTGATGATGATGCTATTCCATCTGCCAACATAACTTATCCCAATATATACGGCTTTAAAACACCTCAAAAACTTCTCTTAAAGATGGTAGATGGCAATGCGAAGTGTAATTATCGATGGAAAAGAATTGAATTAATGTCTAATTTTAATTGGATGTTAATGAAAGATGATTTCCTTCATCCTGGTGGACAATGGGCTCATCCTGATTGCGGCTGTGGTGGTGGAGATGTAAGTCAATGTGTGGATGAGAATGGTAATCCTATTGAAACTCCTGAAACTACTCCATGTCCAACTCCAAGCGATGAACCTAAATGTGCCAATCCTTACTATAAACAGCAAAGTGAATGTCGTCCTTATAGTGGTCCTGGTACTCCCCAAAATAATAAATGTGCTATTGACCAAGGTGGAATGCAATTCTTGGATATGGCTGGAAATACTATTATTTTGGATTCTTCAGTGGAACAACCTACTTTAGAAGATGGAGTGCCTTGGGAAAGAGGTACAGAGGATTTTGATTTTGGTTGTACAAACAAATATACAGGTAAAATGAAGTATATTTCTGCAACTGGACATCGAATTGAATTGAATGACGAAGAAGATACTTCAAAATATCGTGGCGAGAACAATGGTATTCGTTTAATTACAGCCACAGGCAATTATGTTGTTTTATGCGATGATACAAATACCAGTGGAATAGCCACAGAGAATCGTGGTATCTGGATTGGAAGTACTAGCCAACATGTTATTGAATTATGTGATGATCAAAATGACCAAGATAGTCCAACAAGGGAGGAAATAGACAAACCGGACGATGAAGCTACTGATACGGTAGATCCATGGGATAGACCAGAACCGAATGCTAAACAAGCATATATCAGAATACGAAGCGGATACGGATTAGAGTTTTTGATGGCAGACTTTTATAGTCAACAAAAGACCATACAGCAATTTATTCAGATTTTGAGTCCGCAAATTAGCAATACTGTACGTGGTCCTCATATTATGAGATTTCAAGAGGCTCCCAGTGGTCCGGGTCAAGTTGATTTAATTGTAGGTGGTACTTATATATGTGCCACTTATGATGACCATATCACAATGGTTGGCAGAACTAATAATCCATCAGATAAAATTACAAATGTTACTGGTGTGACCTACATAAATACAAATGAACAGTATGTTAATGTAGCTGATTTGCATGAATTTATTTCTGATACTTTAATTTTGTTATTGGCAGGGCAAGATTGTCCAGAATCCGATGGTTCGATGGGTCCGTGTCCAATGCCGGTGCTTGTATATGAACCAGAACAGAATGGGCCGGGAAGAATTTTAATTAGCGATAGATTGATTGGAAGTGCATCGCCAAATGCTCAAATAGCAAGCATATTTATGATGTCGCCATTCCAACAATAAAGAGGTAAAATGGCAGAAAATGCAATAGGTTGTCCATATCCGATTGTAAAAAATCCACGAGGATTATTTGCACCACAAAAAGGTTTAAATCAAATACAGTCTGATTTATTGATACTTATACTAACTAATCCAGGGGAAAGAGTCCTAATGCCCACATACGGAACGCCGCTGAGGCAGTATATGTTTGATCAAAATGACACAACAGTAGCAAACAATGTGAGATCAGCTATCATTAATGCAATTAATACTTTTGAACCCAGAATTGTAGTAAGTAGTCTAACGGTAACAAATGGAGCAGATCCTTCCACACTTAATCCACAAGATACAAGAACAGAAGTAGATAAAATATTGTCTATTAATTTACAATACTACGATCCTGGAAATATCCAAAATATACAAAACCTTCAATTAGAGATACCACTTGCAGGGAGTTAAAATGGTAGAAATTTATAGCAATTGTCCGGTTCAACCATATGCCACATCACAACAGATTACTTCACCACCAGTTATCAATACTAATTATACAAGTCAAGATTTCTGGTCGATGAAAACCAGATTAATTAATTTCTGTGAAGAACGATTTGGACCAAGTGGTAATCTTTTGCCAAATACGTTCAATGACTTCGTAGAATCAGATTTGGCAGTTATGTTGATTGAGAATTTTGCCTTTCTGGCAGATTTATTATCATTCAAAATGGATCAATATTTCAATGAATTGGGAATTGATACGGTTACTCAACTTGATAATGCCTTTAGATTGGCAAAATTAGTGGGATATCAACCTACTCCACCGATTGCATCTGTATCAATGTGGTCTGGTACACTTCCTGGTATTTCTCCTTTTGATGTAATAATTACTACGCCAGTTCCGGTATCATTAGTTTCAGGCAATACTGGATTTACTATTGAATTATTTGCCGCCGATGCTGATAATGAACCTATTTTTAATAGTCCTATAATAATTCCGGCAGGCAACACAGTTAATACTAGTGTTGTTGGTTTGCAAGGGACAACGGTAATTACACCTATTACTGGTAATGGTACTGTATCACAGACTATTACTTTGACTGGTCCTGTTATTTATGATTCCGTTCAAGTGCAAGTAGATGGTAAAACTTGGCAAAAGGTCGATTATTTCACTATCTCTCAGCCATTGCCAGAGTTTTTAGTTGAATTTGATGCTAATTGGAATGCTTATGTGATATTTGGTAATAATCAAGCGGGACAAATTCCGACTCAAGGTTCTCAAATCCAAATTACATCTCGTGTTGGTGGAGGAACTATTGGTAATATTGTAACCAATTATGTTACAAGTCAGATTATGGTTGCCGTTCCTGGTTTAGCTAATATGGTACCGGTTACCTTTACTAATTATACTGCCGGACAATATGGTTATGATGGTGATACTATTGACACTATTCGTCTAAATTTGCCCAATTGGGTACAAACACAAAATAGATTAGTTTCCGGTAACGACTATCAGACTTTTGCTGACCAATTTTCATCTGATTATCATGGACAAGTGGGCAAATCAGTTGCGGCATTAAGAAATCAAGGTTGTGCCGGTAATATTATTGATTTATATGTCTTGGCAACAAGTAGTGTAGCAAATGATTTGGAACTAGCATCTAATGGGTTAAAATCTGATCTATTAAATGCTATTAATGAAGTAAAAATGTTAACAGATTTTGTATGTATCAAAGATGGGATAGTAGTCTCTGTAGAAGTAGTAGTCACAGCTGAAATAAATCCTTTGTATAATAAATATCAGGATGACATTACCACACAAATTAATAATCAATTATCTGCATTTTTTGCCTTACCTAATTGGCAATTTGGCCAATCATTACGAAGTATTGATGTTATCAAAGCACTCGCAAACATCCAACAAATTGAAGAGTTTACTGTTTCATTTTTGTTGCCTAATAGTCAAACATTTCTTACTGAAGTTGATGTAAACTTTTATGAGATTATAAGACCATCCTTAACAATTCCTACTACGATAATATACACCCAAGGAGCGTAATGGCACTTAAGAGAATAGACGAAAATCCTTCCATTTCTGATACGGTGTTATTTGACATCATTACAACTGATGTTAATGGCTGCGATATTGATCCACGAACTTTGGATTCTATAACAATTTATTTTCTAGAACGAGGATTTGACAGTAATGCAGTACCACAAGAATATAATTTAACAGTGGGTGCTGATAGTCTAATAACACAATATAATACCCTTCAGCAATTATATTGTGAGTCGCCAAGCGAAGATTTGCAATTTCAGATGACCGCTCTTCAAGCACAAATAGTTGCAAATGCTGTAAATGAGATTTCTTATTATCAAAATGCTGCAACTGTACAAACTTATGGTGATGTTGATGATCCTGTATGGGCTTTAGGTATGTCTAATCCAGGTGAGGGTAATCCAGGTAGTTCTGGTTATTCTGTAAGTCATTGGCCGATATTACATATAAATCAAGATGCCAATGGAAATGTCCAGTATGGACAATTTGAGTTACAGTGGACTCCTAATGGTCAAAGAGAGGGCGATTATTTTATTTGTTGGTCTTGGACTCCGGTAGAATATACGTCACTTTCAGCTCATTGTGTATTTAGTTTAGAAGGTGATCCAAAGGTTACCACAACCTTGCCGACACATTATACGCAACCTGGCAAATATGAAACTTTGCTAGAACGATATTTGCCGGAAATGTTTAAGCAATATATTTCTGCCAATGATCTTACTCCAGAAGTTTTAGAGCAATTTCATCAAGCAATAGCTGATGGTTTTACTGTCTTGGAAAATCTGAATAATCAATTATTGGATGTAATTAATGCGAATGTGGTTTCAGAAGCATTTTTACCGTGGTTGGCAAATCTATTTGGCCTTATTTTAAGATCTCAAGATCCGACTCGTTGGCGAAGACAGATAAAGACCGCAGTTCCACTTTATAAAAAGAAAGGAACTTTAAAAGGTTTAAGGGAAGCATTAGCACAAGCTGGTATATATTTAACTAGTTTTAATCAACTTTGGCAGACAATTTCGCCTTATGTCTGGCAAGAAAGTTTTACAGTAACCTCAACTGCTCCTACTTTTACTTTATCTAAAACTCTTGTCGGGATAAGTTCATTATACAGTTATTTAAATTTTGGATTATATTATCGAGCCGCCAATAGTACTACGTGGCAAATTCTTGCTGATTGTGGACAATCTATGGGAACTGTTACAATTAATAATTTCTTTAATCCTATTAACACGAATAATGGCGTAACAACAATAACATGGTCAACATATCAACAAGAAATTTCTTTACACACAACATATCCGGTCAATCCGGGTGATGAGATTCGAATTCTTTATCAAATTGCAGATGTTTCTTATCCAGCTGGTCAAGCCATAGCGTCATATTATACTGGAGGTCCTAGTACACTAGGATTTACACAAGGATTACCATTAATGGATCAAAGATATGCAGCATATGGTACATATCCATCACAAAACTGGAATGTAAGATTAATTGCTGATAATGACCCTATGTTTTCTAATATTGTTCAGGTAAGAAATCCATGGAACGAATTTGTTGTATTTGGTCAAGTAAGAACCGAATTTGCCTATAGTGAAAATATTTATAACATGGATGAATTTGATGGCTCAACTAGAGATTCTACAAATCCATGTCATATCAATAAGGATTTTATTGATCCTTGTTCAGGAGGATTAAGCAGCTTTTACAATATTGCTCTGGAATTTGATCAATTATCAGACCCACGAATTAAAGAGGCTCAAGAGATAATTCAAGAATATACCCCATTTCATTCTTCTGTTTTTAATTTGGAAACTAATGGTGTGGTAAATGATTTTATAATGTCTCCGGTTGAGCAAATTGATACACTAATTAACTATTTAGGTATGGAAACAATGATAGTAAATGCTCAATTAATCTTTAACAGAGTAATGGACG